TTGACCCTCTTCAATTTTGCCTGTGCGAAAGTCGTACACTCACGATGCGACCACACCCGCAGATTTGGAAGAAATTGTGCCTTTGTTGCAACGCGCCGGGATCACTTCCGTTCGTGAGCTCGCGGTCTTATCGGCAATCACAACTTATTATACCGATAAAGAATACAAACGCCAACGCCCCCAAAAGGACAGTTTGATTTTTTAAGAGCGGAAGCCTTGAAAGGAGGCGGGATGTGTTGGGTAACGCGGTTTCTCCTCGCCGCAGGAAATGGCCAATCGATTCTGTGTCACAATTTAATTTCCTTGCGAGTGCAATAGAAGCATTACATGAGCAAGCGACTGAGTTGGACCCTGAAGCAGAGTTCTAATGCTTGCTTCACCAATAGAAACACCCGTTGCTGGGATATCGTTTCGTGACGATTACCCACGCAACATTTGGAAGATCTCGGGGTCGATGATCACAACCGAGCCTTTAATGGCTGACCTGGTTAGAGAACCCGATAATCCAAACGATCGCCATGCGATCAAGGTAGTGGTCGATGATGAACATGTTGGATATATCCCAGCGATCATCGCAGGCTCACTGTCGAAAGAAATAGACAATGGGACACGATGGGTTGCTGTCGTAGACAGGATTGTTGTGTCCCCCGAGAATACAGACCAACCCGGTTTAAGACTGAGAGTGATAAAACAATGTTGAAAGACAAAATTGCTGAGATAGAAGAGAAGCGTGAGGAATTGCGTACTCTTACGAAAGAGACTTTACGTGAGGCACAAGAACAGGCTGAAGGTGGGGAGTTCGAAACAACTGCCCGTGAGTTAACTGATCTTTTGCAGGTCGTTAAGTGGACGAAGCAGGATTTTAATGAGATAGATAAGGAATCGAATGCCAGCCTTGTTGTCGTAATGGACAAGATGGGCTCAAGAAAGTTTGAGCATGGGATGCACAAAGTTGAGCGTAAGGTTTCCAACTACAGAAAGAACTGGCAGAACGACACTCTTATCCGCTCAGTGGTTAATACTGCCATGGATGAGATACAGGAACGCACCTATGTTGACCAGCACAGTGGCGAAGTCGTAAATGAACGAACAATCGTTGGCCCTTTCATGGAGGCAGTTATTGAACGTCTTTTAGAGTGTGCCGCTTTCCGTGACTGGAGAGTGACCGCTTTACGCCATTACATTCCCGGCATCGACCCTGACAATTTTTGTGATGTTGAAAGCACCACAAAAGCAGTCATAAGTAGGTCTTAATGGCGATCGAGTGCATGGTGTGGGTTCTTGAACAATCCGAGAACTTAACTACAAATGAGAAATTTGTGCTTTTAGGGATCGCTAATCACTCTCGTCCTGATGGTAAAAATTCGTTTCCTTCAATGGATACTTTGGGGCGGTACACGCTTCTTTCACGGTCAACCGTAAAGAGGTGTGTGGCCAAACTTGAGGAGAAAGGTTTTATCGAAAAGCAGAGTGGAGGGGGCCGTAAATCCAACTTATATACCCTTTGCATGGACCGTGATCACGCTGAAATAGTGGAGTTAAAACTGGTAGAGGACCAGGTTGACCAGGGTCAGAGTGAACCCCCTGATGGGCCACAGGAGACCCCCCAGCAGGGTCAAGCCTTGGACTTGGTGGCGGTTCAAGCCTTGGACCAGGAACCGTTATATAACCGTAATGAAACCGAAATAAAACCTTCGGGTAAAAAGAAGGATGAAGTTTGGGATGCAATTATGGATGCCTGTGGAGTGAATGCTCAGACGTTGAACTCAAATGAGAGAGGGCGTTACAACAAAGCGGTCAAACTTTTGAAAGAGTCGGGCGCTACAGCGGATGAGATTTTTATGAGAGTCCGTGTGTATAGAAGAAAATTTTCAGGAGCCGCAGTGACACCTATTGCGGTAGCGAACCATTGGTCCGAACTAGATCCTGCAACAGTCGCTATAGAAGAAGTTACGAACACCCCCAAAGGGTGGGATGCGATTAGGCAGGCGAGGGAGGAAAGAGACAATGGGTCAAATCAAAATTGAAGAACCAGATCAACCAACCAGGAAAGAACTAATGAAGATACGTGGGAAAGACCTAAAGCCAGTTAAGACAAAAGCCAAATGGGGACAGTTAAGGAAGAAGTCGTGAACGTGGATCAAGCCGATTATGTTCTGGCTCAAATGTCTGTTTGTTGGGCTGGGAAACCTCTGACCGTGGAAGAAGTTAAGTTCTGGGTTGCAAAGTTAGAGAACTACGAATTCGAACATGCCATGGATGCACTGTCGAAGATTTCCGACAAAGCGAAGTGGTGGCCTTCCTGGGCAGAGTTCAAAGAGTTCGTTGACATAGAGAAACGCATCAATACTCCGGCGCTACCTAAACCTGAAGAGGAGCCGCCTTGCAACGAGGAACAGTGGGCAATCCATTTGGCTGAGGCGAGAAACATCTTACGGGAACAACGGGGGGTATAGGATGGGTATGTGGCAAAGAAGAGAACGCAGAAGACTTGGACTCTTGTCGTGGCTGGCAAACTTTTTACGCTTAACACCGAAAGAGGTTGGCATCACCATAAACGAGCCAAGTTTGTTAAACAATGGCGTGCTGCTGCCATGGAAGAGGCGAAACGAATCAAGGTTCCAAAGATGAAATCGTTAGAGATTATTTTTGTCCCTTGTCGGAAGAACCGACGGAACATGGCGGACACAGGGGGACATTTCCCTGTAGCCAAAGCCTGCATTGATGGACTTGTCGATGCAGGGGTTATACCAGATGACGGTCCAGAGTATGTGACCCAATTGACATTCAAAGCCCCACAGATTGATGGGGGAGAAGATAGAGCGATGCTTATCGTTAAGGAAACGGGAAGAGCGTGATAGAGGTGAGAGAAATTTTAGATAAGGCGTTAAATACGGATGACCCATTAGAACGTGCTCGTTTATTGAACGAAGACGTTCTAGAAGCGGTAGTCGAATTAAGGCAAGAGGTTATTAAGCAGCGTGCTTTGTCTGTTAAGGAAGCCTGCGATTTTGGCAACGGCGGAGCAGGTTTGACTTATTCGCAGGTTGCTTCCGAGTTGGGGGTTTCTAAACCTTTGATCCAACAGATGGTTGCTTTAGCCAGAGAGATACACACAATGAGGGTGGCAAAGACTAACGGCCAATTATGAGCGAAGTCGGCTGGGCGTTTTTTTATATCTTTTTGATGGGCGTTGCCGTTGTTTGCATGTTCATTTACAACAGGATGATTAACAAAAAAGACGACTAGGTTGTTCTTTTAGTCAACTAACGGTATAATTGAAGCATGAAAGAAAAAAACATAGACGAACTACCCCTTGACTTTCAAAGCCGAGTGGCTCTAATGAACCGTTCTCTTCTCGTCAAGCACAGGCAAATCTGTTATGACGATGAGGGCAAACTTGAATGCGTTTGCAAGTGGGCTAGTTACGTTGACGAATGGAGTACGGAATGAAATACACAATACAAGTCGCTATCTATCACAAAGCCTTTCAAGGCTATGGCCCTGATGGTGACCCAACAACTGATGCCCCCGCTTACACCTATCTACTGGATGACCTTCCTGAGGAATATCGAGCATTAGGGGAAGATGAACCACACGCAGGCTGTTTCCGAGTCAACAACAATGTTGATGGCACGGGCGGCTGGGAAGGCGGTTGGGAATTTCCAGCCGTGTTTGGCACAAGATCTTTATCAGTAGATGACGTCGTTGAGTTGCGTTTTTACAACGAAGACGACCTTCTTGGGTTTGACCCTGGAGAGGGAGAGTTTCTATTTGACCACCACCCAATGAAAGCAGTCACCTGGAAGGTGTTGCCTATTGGTTGGAAGACAATCGACAATTTTCCTCTAGAGGTTGATGCTTAACGATTAATCAGGTATACTGTAAGTAGACCTAAATAAGGAAAGACACAATGATTACAATGACAGAGACACCATTAGAAACCAAAACCGCAATACATGCCGCAATCTCTTCGATTGCAGTGCACTGTGACGGCGCAAACACCGAAGACGGTATTGGTTTCAATGGTTCAGATACCAAATTCGGCAAACGCTGTTCATGGTTACCACCTGAACAGTGGACAGATGGCATTGCTTGGGAAGCACATAAAATGCTTGCCAAATACAAAGGCCAATTAGAGCAATACGGTTACTCGTATGACGCTCTACCTGTCCCAAATGAAACCATTCTTGAAGACGGCCGTTACGACGCTCGTGAATTAGCACGAGAAGTAGAAGCCGCTCTTTCACGTACCGTCGTGGGTAACCCCGACTTAGAGATCTTTGTTATCCAGTTCAATTACGACGCAGAGGTTGTCTCTAAAGTTCGTTTGCTCCCCGGTGCTCAGTGGAATGCAGATAAGAAGATTTGGACAGTTCCAGTTGTTGACTGGAGCCAGCCAACTGTTTTGGCTTTCTTCACCAAATACGAATTCCATCTTGATGAAGCGGCTACCGCTCTCATGGAAGGCATCATAGAAGACAACACTGTCATCACAGAAGATAAGCCACGTACCATTACCCAAGAGGGCACAAATCTTATTTTCGATTTTGAGTATGACGCTCACATAGTGGGGGCAGTTAAAGACATAACTGGTAGACGCTGGGACTCTAAGAAGAAAGTGTGGATTGCACCACAAACTTCGATAGAGCAAGTTGTCGGCTTCGCTCAACAATGGGATTTCAAACTTGACGACTCTCTCGAAGAGAAAGTAGAAGAGATAATTGTTGAAGGTAAACGCAGAGAAGATGCGTCTACCGCCAAAGATGCCGACATAGAGGTTGAAGGGCTTGGGGACATTAACCCTGTTACTGGGTTGCCAATCTCATTGCACCCGTTCCAACGTGCCGGTGTTGCTTATGCAGTAGACACCAAGCGTTGTTTCATCGCTGATGAGATGGGTCTCGGTAAGACTGTTCAAGCGTTGGCATCAATCCAACATCAAGGGGCATACCCTGCGTTGGTTGTTTGTCCAGCATCATTGAAGACTAACTGGCAACGTGAAGTCCGTATGTGGCTTCCAGGTAAGACTGTCCATATTGTTGACAACCAAGTTGGGGTTAAGAACGCTGACATAGTTGTTATCAATTACGACATTCTCGACAAACAGAAAGACGCTCTTTCTAAAGTCGGGTTTGAATCGTTGGTATTCGATGAGAGTCACTATGCAAAGAACAAGGATACGAAACGCACGAAGGCTCTTAAGTCCTTAGCGGCTTCGATCCCTGCTTCAGGCATGGTGCTGGCTTTAACAGGTACTCCAGTTTTGAATCGACCTATAGAGTTGGTTTCCCAATTGGAGATCATCGGAAGGATAGAAGAGTTCGGTGGGTCTTGGAATTTCCGTAAACGATACTGTGCGGCGACGCACAATGGTTACGGATGGGACTTCAATGGCGCTTCGAATTCTGAAGAGTTGAATGACCTACTTAGGCGTGTCTGCTATGTCAGGCGCAACAAAGAAGACGTTCTAACTGAGTTACCACCTAAAGGCCGCTACACAATCGAGGCAGAACTTTCAGGGCAGGCGATGAAACAATATCGCCACGCTGAAGCAGACACTTTGGTTTGGTTGGGCGGCGAAGGACGTGGAAGCAATTCAGCGGAGCATCTTTCCAAGATCACAACCCTTAAGAGGTTGGCAGGCGAAGGTAAAATTGAGGCAGCGTGCGAATGGATCGACACGTTCCTTGATAGTACCGACCGTAAGTTGGTCGTATTCGCTCATCACATTTCTGTAGTTGATGCGTTAGCAGAACGCTACGGGAATCTAAGGGTGGCTGGTAAAGATTCAGCAGAAGCCAGACAGGCGGCTGTTGACACTTTCCAGAATGACTCTGAGCACCGAGTAATTGTGCTGAACATGAAGGCAGGCGGTGTGGGTCTTACACTCACAGCGGCATCTGACGTGCTCTTTGTTGAGCAGGGTTGGACACCTGGCGAACATGATCAAGCAGAAGATCGGTGCCACAGAATCGGTCAGGAAGACAATGTATCAGCATGGTACTTGTTGGCCGAAGGAACCATAGACGACGACATCTTTGCTCTCATCGAGAAGAAGAGAGTAATAGTTGACGCCGTTACCGATGGTGAAGATAGCACTGGGGCCAGCGTCTTAAATGACCTGGTTAAAACATTAATAGCGAGGGCAGATGGCTGAAGTAGTTAAAGAGTTCGATAACTGGCATTCCAATTACCCCGATGGTTATCCATGGGGAGATTGGCTAGATGGTCAGATATGGAAACTCGATCACAACGATTTGAGACAGTGCGTATCGTTCGATGATCTTGCACGTTATATCCATAGGAAAGCGAAGCGTATGGGCTTAGAAGTCCGTACTAAACGCTGGGATTATGACAGTAAGACCAAAGAGTACGGATGTCTCGTTATACAAGCATTCCCTAAAGAGGGGAAGAAGAACAATAGGAAGGAAAGAACAAATGCCTAGAAGGCGGACACCTAGACAAGATCATCTGATACAGATGGTCGTTGATAAGAAAGATAAAGAGAAAGCGGCCCATAAGGCGTACCAAGATGCACAAGATGACTTCTTAGAAGCATTGCGTGTGGCACGTGAACATGGGGAAACTCTTGAGAACCTTGCTGAAGCACTTGAGTGCTCTAAGCAGTGGATTCACAAGTACTCAACATTTGGGAGAGATCACAACTCACAAATTAAAGAGCAGTTAGTGGATCAACCAGTATGACCAATATCGCTGTTGACCTGCAAGACACAGCGATACCTATAGATGATGTCCAGTCCCATCCGAGTAACCCTCGGAAGGGGGATATCCAGG